CTCTTAAAGTTGTGACCTACATCTTGAATGGGCAAAGCCCCTTTTCAAGTTCAATCAAAACTATAAAGAGGGCTAAGCCCGACACTGACTATCCGAAGATTCAGCGCACACCTGAGTCACCCAAGTGATTCCTTCCGTCCAACGTGACAGAAAGTCTGAAGATGTTTAATGACGTCTCCGTCAGAGTCCATTACCCGTATATTGGTACATAATTGGTACCCCGGTGAAAAAATAAAATGAAAAATCTTCACCGGCTGCGGTCCATTGCTGATACCCGATCTTCTCAAAGGTTCCAGCTTTAATGAAATTATCCATCCCAGTAATAAACCAACTACTGGTAGATGGACAATCCAAATCCTGCGCTTTAATAAGCCTAGAATATCCAAACCTTCCTTTATTATAAAAAGGAAATTCAACTTCTAAGCCATTATTAATTGATGTTCCAGTTCCTGCAGCACCTTGCCAAGACGTATTAGTAAACGCCCCCGTAAGGTTTGCTGAATTGTTACCTGTAACTGGGAAAAATTGAATTGACGTTATACCCGCAGTATCAGGTGAATAAGCTTCCCGTTCAACAACTGGTAAATCCATATTACCGGACGAATGATACAAATATTTATGTCTAATAGACCCTCTATATCCAGCATAACATGCCTGGAAATAACTAATGGGATTCATAGAACTATACGTATATGTACCATGAGGTGCGGTATCAAGACCAATAGAATCATATCCACGTTGATAAGGAAATGTTTTATTCTGTAATCTAACTACGTTTATACCGCCTGAAGCACCAAAAACTATACTCCAATATCTAGTGAGAACATACCTCTTAACTAATTCCCTGATACTTGTAACATTTTCTCCAAAGAAAACATTCATTGTTTGATCTTCTGGTGCAGACTCGCTTGCGATTGTTTCCAATTGAGTAGCCGCTAATGGTTCATCAATTCCATCTTGTTCTACTATTCCGCTCTGAGAATCCAAAGGTGGTTCTTCACTTGGTGGAATCTCGTTCGGAGGTGGTTCTTCACTTGGTGGAATCTCTTTCGTAAGTGGTTCTTTACTTGGTGAAATTTCTTTCGTAAGTGGTTCTTCACTTGATGAAATTTCTTTCGTAAGTGGTTCTTCACTTGGTGGAATTTCGGTCGGGTGTCTAAAATATGTAAGACTCTTAATTTTCTCGCCATCTGGCTGAGCAAATTTAGCGTCATCACACATAGACACATAAACATTGATAGAAATATCAGAACTAGCACTAGGAGAAACTAGCTCGTTAATAACGTCTACCTCAATAACTCCATTAGCTGCTCGCATAAAAAATTCAAACAATCTAACGGTAGATGAAAAATCTTCTAATGTATTCAATTCTTCACACTCTAACCAAGGTTGGGCCTGTCCCCAACCAATAGTGATCTCAAAATCTTCTGCTTCGGCTATATCAATAACACGAGAATAGTTAGTATTATAATCCACCGCAGCTGATAGACTGCGAGGGTCATATCGTACTAACATACGCCCTTTATGATATGCTGATTTAACAACTTGAAATCTAAATTTAATAGAACCTTGCCAATACTTAAACAATTGTGCCATATGACAAGCAGGAGTCATATGTAATTCCCTTCTAAGTGTTGGCGTTGTGTATTCCACATACCTATAAAGATCTGGGGCTACACGACAATTAAACAACATATCACCAGGTGCAGCATCACTAGTCCAATTAAAAGTAGTCAAATAAGACTCTCTCTTAACATAATCTAGAATTCCCATTTCATCCTTGCCTTCAAGTCCTGTGACCCTAGGGTCAATGGTAACTTCATTTTTGGAATCTAGTGATAGTTTGTTTACAGGATCAGCGGCATCCACATTAGCAACATTACCCAATGGTACGGGTTTCATGATTACTGGATCTGTGATAACTGCTGGTCTACTATAACCAAATAATCGTGCTACATCGCCTATACCATTAGCTACTATCTCTGTAGCTCGTGCATAAGGTCTTATTAGTGGAATGCTTTTTAACGCCCCTGCTGCTTTTGCAACAGCAGAAGCTGGCTTGGAGATAATTCCTTGACCATACTCATCACCTGAATTCATAGTTCCAGATTGAGAAAGCAAAGGAGGAAGACCTTTGGAAGTTGGCATTGTCAAAATAACGTCAGTTGCCCACAAAAATACATTAATGGTCACTGGATTACCTACATCAGTATGCCTTAAATTTCCAAAAGATCGGAATACAACTTCTCCCAAATCATTAGCAAGACTCGCATTTGTTAATGGAATATAATTGTCTTTGTAAAAATAAGGAATTTCCAAAACTCCACCTGTATTCAAAGTTGGGTTGAGAAAGATATGGGGCTTCTGCGAAGCTCCAACCAAATCGGCATCTAAGGCACCACCAAGACCACGTTCAATTGTGACTTGGTCAAATCCGCTTAACGGATTGTATGATACTAAAGCTCTGCCATAATGAAATGGTGTCCCACTAATCAAGACCTTCATATGTAAATTCATACGTAAAAGTTCAAAATTAGCTATCTTATCCCGAATGAAAGGATTAGTTAAATAAGCTGTCCATGGGTTCAACGTCTCGTATAACGGAGTGTTGATAGCCCATTGATATGTTGCCACATTAATTGGACGGCACAGGAAATTACCTAAATCGCTATCACTATTATTTGCTAAATTAAATGTAGCATCTGGTGCGGTGGGTACCGTAGTATTCCAACCGGCAGATTCATCGGCAAATGTTGTGATTTCTGCTTTTGCAGTATCATTAGCCGTGCTAACATTCATAGTTGCAGATTGAGACGGTAAAATTGGTTCTTTTAATTTATCAATTTCCAATTGCAACTGAGCAATCTTACGTTTTAATTTTCTACTATGTCCGTACTTTCGTGCGACATCATGTTGTAGTTGGTGAATACGCACCAACGCCGTTTCCAGTGTATAAGGGGCCTGGAACTCCCCATTGTGCATAGTTGAATCCATTGCACTTGGATATCGTGTAATACTAGTAATGCTATTTACGTAGTTAAAACAAGTATACGCATCAATATACCTGAATCAGAGCTTCTCTTGTTTGTAGTTTCAAACTACCCCACTAAATAGTGGTACCCCACGAGGGAGGTTCAAGACAAATGAGTTTTCGTAACATACATTTAGTTTGGAAGATACTATATGCAAGTTCGTAACTACCTCACTTGGGTTCTTTGGTTTTTATTGCATGTGACCAACGCAACATCAAAATTGTGAAAATTTTATCCACCTACTTTTCAGTAGGAGGATATGGGTTTTCAGCCCATGAATACTTACCACAGTACTTAAGGATCTGCTCCCTGTAAGTAGGGAAATGTCCTATAAGTCCAATGATATTGCATTCTTCTGCAACTTGTTTAAGTTGTGCGCATCTTTTAGTGTATATTTCCTCACCAAAATGCGCATACTTATCAAGTGCATCCTTAATTGTACATGCGGCATGTAATTGCTCATTAATTTCTGAACGACCATGTGCATGCAACATTTTACTGATTGAGGATTCTTCAATTCTAGCTCTGTAGAGCTGTAATTCGTCATCCCAAACAGCATTGTGTTTTAAGAAACCTGCCTCAGACCCATCTATAAATGGAACTGATTCAGCTTCTTTATCTGCCATAGTATATGTAATATCACACTCGCTTAATACGCGTGCTATGTTTGTATGATTATACGCGTCGTAACCTTTCTTGACGGACATGATATTATCATCTCCATATGTCATTAAAGCTACCACTTCTTTGAATAATGGTACTCTCCACCATTTTTCTTCAGCTGCTATCTTATAATAAACATAACGCATATATAAACTATTGACTAAAGAATTTGTAACTACAGTCAACGGATGCCCAGATGGGTTAGATCCATAAAACTGTACCAACGTTCCGAAAAAATCGTATGTTGGTGAGCAAATTTCAGTGGCAATACCACGCATGATTGTCAAATCATCTGCATCATAATTTCCACTTTCTTCAGCCAAATTAATCAAAATTTTGAAACTCGCCAACATAACTCTGGGAGACATTCTACCATCAAATGATTTATAATCACCTGCGACGGTTCTATGTTTCCCAAATTTATAAACATGTTTCATCATAGTTGTCCATTCGGGTGATTCAACATTTAATCCAACAGCGCACTCAAAAATTTGTTTGTTTTCCTGCATTAATGCAGAAATTGTCAAAAAATATTTCCTCACTAACATGATGAAATAAATATTACAACCTGCAAAAACTCTAACTTTTTTCTTGCCAATTTTTGTTGGCTCATCCTTAAGTGATGCTTTAAATACTGCGTTGATTCTGTCTCCATTTAATAATACTTTTTCCAATCGTGCTATTTCCACTAGCACTTTGGAATCGACATCAAGAGGACGTGTGATACCTTTCACTTTCCTCTCTGAAACTTTAATCAACTTAGTCTTTGGTCCAACCATGGGAAATCCACATGCAGTCTTTAAATTCATAGCATTTATACCGACTACACCGTCCAACCCAGCTAATACTACATCATTACTTAGTTTACCTAAACGATGTAATTTGCCTTTAAGACTAGTTTTCAATGTCATATCGAAATCAACAACTGCCTTATCCAATAATCGCGAATCAAATTTATAAGCAGTATGAGATTTATTCTCAATATCTACTAATTTATGTTCTTGCGATTGCATTGCATAAGGTTTACCGTGCTTTCTCTCCAAACCTAAAATTTCAGTTACCTTCTCTGATATAGAAGAAACTACAACTTCAGAACTTGGTGTAGAAGCGGGTTTATTATGGGCACCATACACGAGACAACGTGCATCCCCATCTAATTTACGTGTTACACACAAACTATGTGGTTCTTTCAATGGTCCAACATTAATATCTCCCATTTGAGTATTAAATGCTTGACCAGCATGCGAAGGTAATACAGATGGTTTCTTGGCTATTTGATCAATAGCTTCCAAAACTTGCTCCTTAGTAATAAAACCAGCGGTTGCTGAACACTTCTTTCCACCTAAATGGAATCCTCCAATAAAAGGCATATCACGATTATCCTTAGCAACAAAAGTTGCCATACACAATCCTTGAAATGTCTCATCTGGAAAATAATAATTAATCGATTCAAATTTGCCACCTAAAGTGGTCTTACTTGTTCCGCGTGTTCCTAAAATATTCGAAAATACTTTGGGTTTGCCATGATCGTTATAAACTACGTGCCCAACATATTGTTTCTTATGTGAAATAGTTCCTGGAAAATAAGCTGTCAGATCTCTCTGATCACCTAATTCCGGAACATACCACACACAGACATCTGTATTAGGTATTCTATAACAAGAATCACGAGAAATTACTATTCTCTTAGGATTTGCTCCTACCTTAGTTACTATAGCCTTAGCAGTAAAATCAGGTACTATATGAGCCGGAATTAATGCCATATTTCCGCGAATAGGTAAACAATTGCAAAATTGCATATTTCCCTTTTTCGTTTCAATATGAATCATTAAAATTCTCCTGCTAATAATATTAACCAACTGTTGTTGCGTCGTCGTTCTGGCATTGCCTTGCATCTTAGGATTAAACAAAAAACGTTTATAACGTTGATGTTCATCCCAAAATTCATTGCCTTTGCTTGCATCCTTTACAATCTCATTCGGTTCTAAATGAATACAATCTGCCGACTCTGACGGTAACTTAGCTGTGGATAATTTTTCAGACATAAACGTAACTAAAGTTCCAAAGAATGATAAAGTAGCAACACCTCCAATACAGGAAAGAATTCCTATCTTATCAACCCATGAACACCTACGAAACCAGGTACTCAACCTGGTCATTCTTCTAATTCTCCAAAGAATATAATAACAAGCAACTCGGTAAAAGCAATATCTCAAGATATATAAAGAGGCGATTACTAATAATCCTCCTCTCAATGACATATTTTGAGATACAGCACTTCCATAAATAACTATCATGAATGCAACATTAAAATATTGTGCATACATTCCATAAATATAATTCCTAACCATTCGTACACCTAACATGTACTTAACAAAATGACTAAATTTAAGAATTGCTAAATCCTCTAAAGCTTCATACTTATCGATAAACTCATCAAGTATCGCCATCTGCGAATCAAATTCTTCTTCTCTAGCCATTCCAACAGGAAATCCAAACTCATCAAGTTCTATATCGACATTCTCTCGTTGTGTCTTTACAAAACTTTTCTGTTCAGCAAAATGCTTACCTGTGTGAAATTTGAGATAAGACATAAGAGTGTGTAAATTTACATCTACTAACTCTTTTCCTTCAAAAATAACAGGTGTATACGAAACACGCGCCTTTTTGGCCATGCCTTGACGTATATTGCCTGAACTCAATATAGGTCTCTCGACCGTAAACATC